ACTGAGTGCCAGCGCCGCCTACCGCATCGCCAAGTGACCCACCTGCGCCAGCCACGCCGACAGTGTACAGGATAGTTTTATTGGTATCCGCACCAGTCAGCACCAACACAACTTTGCAGTAAGCGCCCCCACCACCACCGCCACCGGGGTTCTCCTGCGGCTCGTAGGCGAACTCACCAAAGATGTTGGTTACCGTCCCGTAGCCGCCGCCACCACCTGCGCCCCATACCTCAATGGTTGCGCCTGTGGCTCCAGTGGGAATGGCTACCGACCCTGACCCGGAGTCAAAGTCAAAGACACCACCAGACCCTCCGGTCGTGCCTGCAATCGCCGCTGCTAGGGTAGCGCCGCCCATTAGGTCAACCCTGCTCCGCTAATCAGCCACGAGGTTGAGCCAATCTTGACGCAAGTAGCCAAGCCGTTCTGCGCGAGGGTACGGGTGCCGGTGGTTGTGCTGTTAGCCAGCGTCAGCGTGTCGGTCGTAATGCCAATCGAGAGCGCCGTAGCGTTGAGGTTGACGATAATGACTACCGTGCCAACCGGAAACGCGACCGTACCGTTAGCCGGGATGGTCAGGGTCAGCGTCGTGCCGTTCATCAGAATCGATTTACCGCGATCTGCCAGCACCAATTGGTAGTTAGCCGTTTGGCTGTTCTGCGGGGCCTCTCGATAGCCTACGGCGTAATTAACGCTAGTCGTGGCGTTATCGGGAATTAACGGCGTGCCGGTAAAAGTGGGCGAGGCAATCGGAGCGTAGGTTGCCGCAGCAGCCGTCGTCGTTAGGGCGTTGGTAATGCCATAGCCAGCCACCGTCGTCGGCGTGCCGGTAATGGTAGACCACGCAATAGACTGCGTAGATACGTCGTTGATACCGCCGATGTCGTCGTATTCGCCAATCTGCACGTCGTTGGCGTCTTTCAATACAAACCTATACAGCACGCCTTCTGACAGCCACATGTCCTCTGGCAAGCGACCGCCAGAGTCAAGGATGATTGGGTTGGAGTTAGCAGACGTGCCTAGCACCGACGTGTAAGTGGCTTGCGGGGTCGTGGTGCCAGCGGCATAGGTGTAAATCTTTCCGCCCGACAGCACTGTGCCGTCATCGGTAAAGAACTGCGCTCCGGCGCCAGCAAAGGCTGAAAGGTAAACGGTCATACGTACACCTGCATAACAGTCAAAATGATGGAAGGTATCGCTGGGACAGGGGCAGAGGCGGCAAAATGCTCCAACTGCACGCTTAAGTCGCTTACGGAAAAGTACAACTGAAAGTAGTCGCCGTTTGACAACGGCAAGAAAAAGTTGGCCGCCGAAAAGATTTCCGCGTTGTTTCCTTGAATGCGAATCAATGATGCCGAATCAGGCACGGCTGTACCATTGATGGCAGGCCAAATGTAAAAGTTGCCTGAGCCACCCGAAGTTTTGTCTACTTGAATAGAAAACTGCACGTTGTAGATAGCGGGGCGCGTGACCTTGATCTTGCTGCTATCAGCGGGATCGCGGTACACGCCATAAGCCGGGTCAGCGTTGTTGTACGTGATGGCTTTTGCCGTGTTAATGACGGTAGCCGCTTGCGTCTGCGTTGAGAAAAACGACCCGTAGTTAATTAGCCCCGGTTCAAACCGAGGCGGCCCTTTCTGCAAATCGTCAATATTGCCGCGCAGTACGGCAACCTCGTCCTCGACGTTAGCGGCTAACGACGGAGTAACCTCAAGGTCAGCAATAGAGGTAGACGTAGTGCCGCCGCCCGTCAGTTGGTACTGATTGTTAAGGAAACGGAACCATTCACGCGAAATTTGCCCCGTTCGTTCGTCAATGAACGGAACACGCGGGGCTGGGATTTGCGTGATGTTCTGTGCCATTACGATGCCGTCGGACTAATCTGTAGTTCGGCGCCCATAATGGCGACCTTGACCGGATCGGTGCCGCTAATTTCGTACACGCGGTCACGCAGTTTAAGCGTCATGCCAAGGCGACGGAATATGGCACGAGTGCCGTATTGACCGATGCGACCCATTGAGACTGTGCGTTCGCCGTTCCAAGTGTGGCCGCCGTCATCTGACCAGCGCAACATCAACTGCGGATTGGCGCCAACGACCGTAGGGCCATCAACAGCCAACGTCAAGCCCTCATCTTCCACAACGCCAAGTGTGTACAACTCGTTTTGCGTGATGATGTCTTGCGGGACGTTAGTGCCAAGATTGGCAACAAGTTGAGGCCCGCCCGTCTCAGTGTTAATCCACACTTCGTTTTCGGTTGTAATCTCAACCGGCGGATCAAACGGGTCAATACCGTTCAAGCCCACGCCTGTCTCGCAATCAATCTGAAGCGAGTGGTGGGCTGTACGCTTGAGGTCATTTGCTCCGGTCGGCAGCGCACGCCAGCGGCGCAGCCACTTCTGGACATGCCCATCGTCGGAATACACGTCCAAATCAAACGCATACAACTTGCCGTTCTCGTAGTCGCCAATAATCGGCTGACCGTTAAAGCGAGCATGGCAGTTGCCGCGATGGCGCTTGAACTTGCCGTTACGATACGCAGCGCGCTCGTGCCATGCACCTGTTGATGCGTCAAACACCCACGTCGTATCGGCATTGGTAAAGTTCAGCACATAGAACGTGTGACCGTCCTGCTGATAGGTATAGCCTACCGCGTCAGTCAAATCGCCGTAACTCTGGATGGCAAACTCTACGGCGTGCGTAGAGATGCGAACGCCCGTGTAACCATTGGCTCGATAGACGATACCCTGACCGCGAGGGTCTGCGCCGAGCCAGAAGACGGAGTTGTCCATCTTGGCGACCGAGTACGGCGCAATACAGCCGATCTCGTTAAAGGCGCCTTGGATGCGGGTAAGGGGAAAGTCAGGGTCGCCCGAGTTGTACCAGACCTCTACCGAGTTCGTGCCGAACAGCCACGCTTCTCGGTGGTCAATGATCAGGGAGACTAGCCCGTCTGGTGAACCCTCCGCGCTCGCAAAATCCAAGGGGTCAATAGACAAACCATCAAGCAGTTGTGTCACCCATACTCTTTGCGAGTTCGGCTCGTTGAACACAAAATAACCGTCAAGGTAGCCAACCGTGACAGCACCCGGAAAGTCTGGGTCAAGGATTTGCTGGAATTGATCCGTAGTGGTGTTGTAGATGTAGCCGTCAGGGTTAGCGGCAATAAAAATCTGCGTGCCGTTGTCGGTCATCGACACCGGGCCGGTGCCTGACACCAACCCGATGTACGTTGAAATGCCGTTTTCCAGCAAAATTGTGTCGTCATCTTCCAACAGGATGAAGCCTTCAGTCTCCAGCGTCAGTTGGTTGATTCCGGCAAAGTTGTAGGCACGGTCTAATTTGTAGAACTCGTTACCCGAGACGACGTACAAGAAGCCAGCGTGTTCCCACAGCCCACGGATAGGACCGGTTCCCACTACTTTTTGCAGTGCGATGCCAGGGCAGCGCTGTAGGTATGCAGGCTCTTTTCCACCCTCCGCGATGACTTCTGGGTAAAGATTGACCATCCGGTTGTCGGCAGCGTTGACCGACCGGATGACATACGACGACCCTAGGATCGGCGTCTTCACTTAGAAGTTTCCGGTAAAGATGTTAAAGCGCGGACGATTGACGATCAGTGCCGCTGGCATTGCCATCAAGTCATCCGGGTTGTTGATGCGCTTCAGATCGCGCTTGCTCGCCATAGCAATACGCTGCACCTGCGGAGACGGTTCGACACCAAACTCGGCCGCAAGTTCGCAGGCCAAGTTAAAGCGGAACGCACGCAGGTATCCAGGCGGGAACGCAAGGTTAGTGTCTAGCGTGGCAGCCTGCGACAGCGGGCGCACGGACACAAAGTGGAACTCCAGCACCCGAGTCGGCACTGGGTAAATGTAAATTTCCACGTCCGGGTAGGTCATGTTGACCCACATCAACTGTGGATAAGTTGAGGTCACTGTCTTAACGGCAATATTGTTGTACTGCTCGTTATTGATCAGTTTGATGCCATACGACACGTTGGTCGAGGCGTCACGGAAATAGGTAGCGTCGTCCATGAGGATCGGACGCTCGGCAACGAACGTACCCGTCGGTCCCATGGTGATGAACCGGACGTTCGGCTGCCAGTTGTAGATTTGATCTTGGGTCGAGTAGACCGCCAGACGCTCCGTACTCCAAGAGTCAAGCATCTGGTTAAGGGCAGCGAGGGCGTCTTGAGACGTGGCTGCCGAAGGCACTTCACCTTCTGCCAATTGCCCGATCAGACGCAGCGCACCGTTGATCTGGTCAGCAGCGGTGGTTGCCATGTATTACTCCCGGCGTCGTC